TCATTGACGCCTGGCGCGCCGGTCAAATTCACTGAGGAGGAACTTAAGAAATTTACGAATCATATCGAGCAAGAGCTTGAAGACGGTCTTGAGGAACATCGAGATAGGGAGAGTCGGATTGATGAATGGCAACGTCTATACGATGGAACGCCTAAGACCCCAACCAGGAATTTCCCCTGGCCTGGGGCCGCAAATCTCGAAGTCCCTCTGGTGGGGTTCACTACTGATTCTATCGTTGCTCGTATCCTTAATACTGTCTTCAGCATGGAGCCTTTTTGGACTGTTCGACCTCTCCGTAAGGAAGTCGACCCAATCGCCAAACCCACCGAACATTACCTTGATTGGAGTCGAAAGGCGGAGTATAACTTATATCGAGCTTTTAAACCCGCTGTTATCCAGTGTACCAAATTCGGCTGGGCATGGTTAAAATATGGTTGGGAGAATTATACCCGGCGCGATTATACTCTTGATAACAATGGCGACGTTAAGTACATAGACGAGATTATTCGTCGTCCAGTAGTCTACCATGTTCCTTGTCAAGACCTCATTATCCAGGCGGGAGTGGAAGATGAGCGGATAGCTGAATGGCTATGCCATCGGGTCCGTTTGACGGACAACCAGATGTTGATGCGGAAGCAAGATAATTTATATGCTAATGTCGATGAGCTGCTGAAGAAAAAAGACTATGAAATTGATATGGAGAATGAAGGCCGGCGCTATCCGCGTGAGCGTCTCAATACTCTATACGAGTTTAATATTGGTTATCCGATTGATGGAGTTCCTGTTGAACTCATTGCAACGTACCATCGACCGTCAAAACAATTCACCCGCATTATCCACAACCCCTATCCGTGGCGTAACTACACAAAACTCACCTTTATTGAAAGAGAAGGAAAACTTGAAGGATTTGGGATTGCTCGTAGGCTATATCAGCTGCAGGAAGAAATTAGTACGATCCATAGGCAAGAGGTAGATAATGCCACCGTTGCAAACACCCGATTCTTCCTCGGCAAGCGAGGTGCTGTTAGACCTGGTACACAAATCTGGCCAGGCCGGTTCCTTACTGTTAGCGACCCTGAGCGAGACATTAAAGCTTTCCAACTTGGAGATATTGGTGTTAGTCTCCGTTCTCTTGAGGTACAGGCTCTCGGGTATGCGGAGCGGGCGTCTGGCATATCAGATCCTCAGCTTGGAAGAGAGTCTCAGAGCATGGGGAGCAGAGCTACTGCCACCGGGACTCTAGCAATGATCCAGGAGGGAAATCGGAGGTTCGATCTAAATGTCCGAGATATCCGGGAGAGCGGGAGCGAGATCGGAAGACGAGTTCTTGAAATCAATCAACGCTTCCGCCCCCAAGGAGCTTCTTATTTTATCGAAGGCGCAGATGGACAGTATGTCGAGCAGGTGCTTAACCTCCCTGCAGAATTCAGTGCTGCAAAGCTTTCAGTGGAGCTTACTGCTTCAACTGCTACAATTAACCGAGAGACAGAAAAACAAGGTTTGATAGGTCTCCTTGGAGTAATGACGAATTACTACGAGCGCATCATTCAATCCGCTATGATAGTCGCAAATCCCCAGATTCCAGGGGAAGTTAAAGAGCTCGTGGTGAAAGTAAGCGAAGGCGCGAAGCATATCGTTGATCGGATTGTGCAAGATTTCGATATTAGAGACGTGAATACAGTTGTCCCCGCTCTCATGAATCATGAGGCGATGATGGAGATGCAAAGTGGACAGATTGGAAGCCCGCCAGGAGGCGCAAGTCCTGGAAATGCTCCGCCAATCCCCGGAAACCCTCAGGGAGGTGGCGCTGACCCCGGCGTGGGGTCACTTCTTCCTGTGGCTGGAGGAGCTGGTGGAGCAGGCTCGAATGGAGCTTGAAGAGCGTGTCGTGTTGGACGCGGAGTTCCATGAAATGAAGGGCGTCCTTAAAGTCCTCCGACGAATCGTTGGGTGGAAAGCGGAATTAATGGAGCAAGTCAAGGACTTGCAGAAGAGGACGGAAAACGGTTATGCCGACTGATGCAGGCGTTGAAATTGCAGAAGACTCTTCAAAGGCTGAAGGGACTAGTGGGGATGGAGCTAATGGCAAACCGGCTGAATCAGCCGCGCCAGCAGGGGTTTCAAAAGAAGACTTCGATTTGCTTAAGGCTGATAATGCTCGCCTGGCGATCTTAGCTGAGAAATCGAGCCGCGAGGCGGCTCAGAGTAATGCGTATATGCAGGAGTTTATCGCGCGGACACAGGCGGCTGCGAACCAGGTTGGTACGGCGGTTGATCCGGATGCGGGGCAGGATGTGATAACGAGGTTCAATGAGAACCCAAGTAGTGTGTTGGATGAGCATTTTTATCAGAGAATGCGCCCGCTGGTGGAGCAAAACCTCCAGATCCAGGCTGGAAATGCGTATGCGGTATTTGAGCAGGGGCACAAGGGAGATGAGGATTTCGAGCTTTATAAAAATGAGCTAGCGGAGTGGATGAAACCAATCCCTCTTGATAGTAAGACAAACCCACGCCAGTGGGAGGAGGCACTTAATTTCGTTAAGGCAAAACACCTGGATGAAATAGTGCAGAGGCGGATTCAAAAGCAGACGAGTCGCGATAAGGCAGCGTTTGTTGAGGGTCCAAGTGCTATCCCGGGCCAGCGAGCGGCTAAAGTAGAGTTGAGTGATGATCAGAAGGCAATAGCTCGCGGGCTTGGTATGGGCGAGGATGATTACATTAAGTGGATGAAGGAGCCATAATATGGCCGAGAATGCAACAGAGCCTGTAGTGGTTGAGGTAGAGAAAGACGAAGCTGACCAACAGCAGTTTGATGGCCTCGCTGTTCTTAATAAAGACCCCGCGTTCCACTATCGGTGGGCTAGGAAGAAGGATATTAACGTAGCGAGGCATAAGTTCAACGGGTATGAGGTCGTTGATAGCACGACTGATAAAGCCCGCTCGATTCTGACAGATGGAACGCGGATGAAGAAGGGTGAGGATACCGCGACTACGATCGAGGTATCAGATATGGTTCTCATGCGAACTCCGGTAGCGAATTACGAGCGGATTCTCCGTCGGAGGGATGAGAAGATTCAGAAACAAACCCGGAGCGTTGCTCGCGGGTATAAGGGGGCAGTAGAAAAGATCGCTGGCCCTGGGATTGCTTATGAAGAGCATCGGGATAACAAGTCGATGCGCGGAATGAGCGAGAAGGCTTATGATAGGCTCCAGGATGAGCAGAAGCAAGAAAGGCAGCGGGAGCTTACGAGATTGGGATTGAAAGGGTAGCGTATGGCAACGATTGCTCTACGAGCCCTGAGTGTCTCGAAGACGGTACACGGGAACAGTCCTTGGACGCAGACATTCCCGGAAGCAGCTTCGCAGACATTTAAGGGTGGTGCGATTGTGTCGCTTGACGCCAATGGCAGGGTGATAGAAGCTGGGACGGACCCTGCGCGTGTTCTCGGTGTAGCTGCAAGCGACGGTGCTAATGACAGCGTAGCGGGTAACAGTCAGACCACAGTGTGGGTCGCAGATGACGAGACAATCTTCGTGGGAAATTTGTCCTCGAATGCTCCTACTACCACGGCGCAGGTAGATATCGGTCGTGGGTATGGGGTGTTTAAGGAGGCTTCCACGGGAACTCCTTGGACGGTAGATAAGTCAGATCTTACCAACCGCCGCGTGATCGTGGTTGATTTGGACCGGCGTGACGCGGTTGGTGATACTAACGGGCGGGTGCTGTTTATGTTCTTCTCACAGTTCCGCGCTCTTGCATACACTTCTTAGGAAAGGAGGAGGGAGATGCCTACTACAACTGGACAATTTAGTCAGCTACTGGCTCCCGGCCTCCGGAAGATTTTCTTCCAGCATCTGAAGGAGCGCCCACCGCAGTATAGCCAGCTCTTCAACATGAATAGCTCAAGTCGGGCGTATGAGGAGGATCTGGAGATCGCAGGCCTGGGTACGATGCCGGCCAAGCCGGAAGGAAATAGCATTACGTACCAGGACCCAGTACAGGGCGGAAAGAAGCGGTACACGCATGTATCGTTCGGGCTGGGTTTCCGCGTGACAGTGGAAATGTACGAGGATGACCTGTATGGCCCGATGAAGCGGATGACCCGTGAACTCGCAAAAGCGGGTCGGAATGTGAGGGAAGTACGTTCATTCAACGTGTTGAACAACGGGTTCACCACCGAATTCGGTTTCCCGAAGTTTGGGGCGAACGAGGCACTTATCAGCACCTCGCACACGCTTATTGGTGGTGGCACGCTGGCGAACCGGGCTACTACGGATGCGGATCTCGGTGTAGCTGCGCTGGAGGCAGCGATTCTGCTGTTCGACAACCTGACCGACGAGAACGGGATTCCGATTGTGTTGAAGCCTCGGTGGGTAATTGTGCCCCCGGCGTTGAAGCAGGTCGCGAGAGAGATTCTGGGCTCTGAGTTCCGGCCGTATACCGCGGATAACACCGTGAATGCGGTGATTCAGAATGATAGCCTCCAGGACATGGTGGTTAACTATCTGACGGATTCCGATAGCTGGTACGTGCTTGCGGATAAGAGTGAGCATGATCTGAACTTCTTCGAGCGGGCCGCAGTACGGTTCCAGAACGGTGATGACTTCGACACTGGTGATGCCAAGTTCAAGGCATTCCAGCGGTTCAGCGTTGGTGCCGGTGAGTGGAGAGGGCTCTTCGGAAGCCTGGGAGCCTAATATGGCTATCGAAGAGAGAGTAGACGGACGAACGACGTTTGGTTCTTCTAATCAGACGCAATGCGGAGTAGCAGTTAATACTGCCTCGGGCAGTGTTAGCTATTTCGAGCTACTTGATACAGGTGGAACCACGCGGTATCTTTGGTTTGATACCACTGGGAATCTACGGACGGGAACGTCAGTCCCCGCAAACCCAAATACGGGTGGAACTGTTGTAGGCCCGTAGAGTAAATGGCCACGTTGGATATTGGGCCGGGACGGAACTACCAGGCACATTTTGATACACCGGTTGTTAGATACGACTTACGAGTCGATGTTGAACCAGAGGTGATCGGTGATGCTCGGAAGCTACCATTCCGGTCCAATTCCTTCTCTACCGTATATGCAAGTCATGTATTAGAGCATTTTATATGGAAAGAAGCAATCGAAATTTTAAAGGAGTGGTGGAGGGTTACGGCTATAAGAGGGGAGCTACAGGTTTATGTTCCTAATTTAAATTGGGCCATGTTGCAGATTCAGCATGGGATATGTGATGAATTCGTGCTGAATGCGTTGTATGGCCGTCAGGAGTATGAAGTGGATGTCCATCGAACGGGTTTCACCCCGGAATTACTTATTGAGTATATGGGGAAAGCGGTTTGCTGTGCTGGTGAGTTTGAGGTTCGTATGTTTCGAAACTCTATAATGCTATTTGTGAGGAAGACAGAATGCCTACATTAGGCGTAGCTATCGTGACATATAATGGCGCGGCTAGAACGGAAGAGCTGCTTAAGTCACTTGAGCCCGAGCGAAGGTATATTGATAAACTTGTAGTAGCTGAGGACCCTTGCCCATATCCACAGGTGCATCAGAGACTTGTGGAAGCATCTATTAAATACTATTGCGATTTGGTGACAGGTTCGACGTGGGGTTGCATGCAGGGGAATGCAACTATGGC